AGGCCAGCCGTCCAAGTGCGGTGCCGAGGCGTTCGTCATGCGCCTCGTTGCCCGACACGCCGTAGTGCCGCTTGCGGGCTTCGAGCACGGTCGACATGGCCTCGCGCTCGGTCTCCTCGCGCATGCGCTTGCCGCATGGGTAGCGTTTTCCGGGTTTGCGTTTGCGTCCACGAACCATGGTTCAAATTCCTTCCCGCAGCTGTTGGGTGACGACTTCACGGAGCACGGCCGCGTAGCCGGCGATGTCGGCGATGGAGTCGGCGTGGGCCGGATCGTGCGCGAGCCGCGCAAGCTTCAGATCGATCAGGCAGAGGGCGACGGTTGCGGGGGTGACGGGCGTGCCGAGGGTCACCGACCAGCGTGCGGCGATCGCGGCCATGGACTCAGCCGGGTCGCCATAGGCCACACGCCGCTCGGCAACGATGCGGGCCGCTTCGGTGAGCATTGCTTCCGCATCCATCACAGCACGCCTCCCTTGGTCTCGATGGCCCAGAGGAGGATGGCGATGGCGTCGGCCTCGTTGTCGTCGGTAGGCATGAAGCCGCGGTCGCGCACGGCAGCGATCACCGCCTGCTTGTCGGCGTTGCCCTTGCCGGTGACGTGCCGCTTGATCGTGCCCACCGGCACACCCTGGTACGGAATCCTGCGTTGCTCGCACCATGACGTCAGTGTGGCGAGCAGACCGCCATAAATGTGGGCCGCATCGGTTGCGGCGTGCCGGCGCACTTCCTCGAAGTAAACGGCCTCAGGCAGCGCGCGCTCCACCGCCAGCTGATCGAGCCAGCTGCGGAACCGTAGGTAGCGCATGCCACCGCCGTCGTACCGGCTCGGCCGGAACGACACGGTGCCGCTGTGGGTGTCGGTTCCGAGGCGCAGCGCCCAGCCCATGCTGGTGCCGAGGTCGAGGGCGAGGATGGATCCTGTCGTGGGGCTTGCCTTTGCATCCGGCAGGCGCAGAGTCTTGGCTACCATGGTGGTCTCCTTGCTTGAGGTTGATTGTCGTGGTGGAGGACGGCGGCAGCCTTGTGCTTGGCGGTACTGGCTGCCGTCCGTCTGACTTGATGGGCTATGGGATCAGTTATGCATCGTCCCACCAGGTAGGCTCCGGGTTAGGTGCCACACCCAGCTTCAGCGGGTGGCACCTACCCGTAAGGGGGAGAAATCCGAAATCTGAAATCTGCTCAAAGCCATTGATTTTGCTAATGAATTCCAGATTGCGGGGCAGATTGCGGAAAGTCGCTTCCGAAATCTGGGGTGCGCCATCTAAGCCATTGAAAAAGCGACACAAAAGCCAGATTTCAGATTTCGGAGGCTGAGCAGATTCTGCGAAATCTGGTCCAGATTCCGGAAATCTGGGAGCAGATTGCGGAAGGGTGCCGGGCACGCTGGTCATGACAAATCCTCCTCGTGATAGACCCATACGGCCGGGTTCTCGACGGGCAGGACGGCGCCGGTCTGCGGGCACTTATAGTGGCTCGGCAGGACGGCAAGACGCTCAGGGATGACTTCGCCGGTCGCGGCATCGACCTGATCTTTGCCGGTCCCGAGTTCCATCCCCTCGACACAGAGGTAGCCATACTTGCTGCGCTCGGCGGCAAGACCGATGTCGGTCGCAGCCATGCCGCGGACGAACTTCACATAGCCCTTGGCGGTGAGCACCCCGAGCCGGTCACGGATGACCGTCTGCCCGCCGAGCCCGGCCTTGTTTTCGAAGGCCTCGGCGAAGCTGGTCATCGTGTAGACCTTGCCGGCGCGTCCCTCCTCGTAGATCAGACCTAGGATGACCTCGTTCTTGCGCATCCGCTCGGCGTCATGCCTGGCGCCGACCTCCTGGCGAACCAACCGCTCGTTCATCGTATTGATCTCGACCCAGCGGCCGTTTTCCTTGTCGATCAGCTTGGGCTGAAGCGACGGGCCGTTGCGCAGTTCGATCTCGAGGCGGCGCAGCGTGCTGTCTTCGTCCGGCCGGTGCATGAGCAGGCCCGTGGTGTAGAAGCCCCGCAGCGCGCTGGCGCCGGACAGCGCCTGGAACGGATCCTCACCCACCGCTTTGCGGTTCATCTTCTTGGTGTGGTGAGCGAGGATGATGCCGCAGTCGGGTGCCACGGCCTCGCGCAGCCGCTCGACCCGTTCGTTGAGGAAGAACATCATCGCATCGTTGTCGTTTTCACCGCCGCCGTCGGGACCGCTGTCGAAGAGATTACGGATCGGGTCGATGCAGATGATGTCGGGCGCTTCATCTGGAAAGCGCTGTCGCACGCTGTCGGCAACGAGTGCCAAGCCCCGGTCGTCGAGGATCATGCGTAGCTTCGGGGTTGCGAACAGCCGGTCGCGCGCGCCCCGGGTCACTGCAACATCGAGACGGATCTGCTGCATGCGCTCGCGCAGGTAGTGGTACTGGATTTCGGCCTGGAGGTAGAAAACCCGCATAGCGCGCGGAGGTGTGAAACCGAGGAACGGCACGCCGGCTGCCATATGGGCGAGTAGGCTGATCAGGAAATCGCTCTTGCCGACCTTTGGTGCGCCGCCGAGAACGAGCAGCCCACCCGGTGTCAGCACACGCGGCGCAATGATGTCCTCTGGCATGGGCGAGCGGTCATCGAGCAGCTCCCCCATGGAAAATACCGGGATGGCAGTGGTGACCGAGGTGGCGTCGCCCTCGGCGCGCAGCAATGCAGGACCATTCTTCCTGACGTGTAGCGCCCACAGGCGGTCGGCTTCCTGCTGCAGCCGCTCCACCGGCCATGCCGGCCGCATCATGGCGGCGTTGTACTGGCAAATCGCTTCCCAACCGTCATCGGGCGTCATCTTGCCGTCGTGGACTAGCCGAACGTAGTGGCCTATTGCAGCGCTCACCCCTTCGAAGCGCGTCCACTGGTCCGTGCCGCCCTCATGCACCGGGGTGGTGAGAATGGCTTCGAGCGACGGTTTGGCATGGGCCTCAGGCGTGGGCTCCACACCCACACCCGACATTGCCGGCATCGCTGCAACGTGTTCCGCGAACTCGGCGATGTCCACCTCGACCGGGTGATGGTCGCGGATCTGGACGAGCCGCTGAAAGCCTCCCTTGTGATAGACCGAGCCTGCCACCCGGATCGGCTGGTGGGCCGAACGGAAATGGGTGTCGCCGCCCACCTTCATGGCAATGTCGCCACGCAGACGGCAGAGGGCTGCGAGATCCTCGCCGCTGGCGGCCTCGGTCAGTTTCCACCAGACATGGAGCTTGGTGGCGCCCTCGGGCGTCCGGCCGCCGCTTTCGACCGTGAGGGTTGGGGTGCCGAGGTAGCGGACGAGATGTTCGAGCTTGGCCGGAATGTCGCCCGCGTCGAGATCGACAACCAAGGCCTGCATCTGCAGGACCTCGTGGGCGCGTGCCTGGCCGTGCTCGGCGACAGTGCCGGGGATGACATAGAGAGCCGCACCCTCGCGCCACGCCCAGGTGGCGAAGGTTTTCAGCTTGTCGAAGGCCGAGGCGTCGGCTTCGATCCAGATGTTGTTGGGTTTGCCGTCCCGGCCTTGGCCCTTGTCGACGAAGCCGCGAACCGGGATCAGGCCCTCGCAATAGCCGAAGACCACATCCAGAAATATGCCGAGTTGAGCTGGATCCGGCTCGATGCCGAACGGATCCTCCTGCGGGGCCGCGTCGTTGAAATCACGCCACGGGTTGAAGTGGATCACTTCGCCGGTGGGCTTCTCCCCGGGCTGCTGTCCTTCGCCTGTCACCGGCGTATCGTCGTTATGATCGGTCATTGGGCGAGGCTCCAGCAACGGTTGGCGTAAGGGCACATGCGGCACTCGAAGTGATCGCGGTCCCTGGCGATGCGCGGCAGAAGCTCACCGGCATCGGTGGCACTGAGGATGCGCACGGCACGGTCGCTCATCCGCTGCGCCAACTCGGCGTTGAACGGCACCAGCTCATGGTGGAGTTCGGCCGTGTCCTTGTTGATGGCAGTGAACAGCGCGGGGTTGCTGGCGAGCCCAGGGACGCTCGCATCCATGTAGGCTTGGTAGAGCGCGATCTGGGCGGCATAGACCGGCTTCGAGACCACCACCCCGTCTTTGACACAGGCGCGCCAGTTCCTGGCGTTCATGGTCTTGCATTCCCAGAGCGCGGGGACGCCGAGCTTTAGGGCATCGGGCGCGGCGGCAACGATGCCGTCGACGTGACCGCGGATTCGGCCGTCCGCGACCGCAAAGCCGAACTGCTCACCATCGGGGCGATTGCCCTTGCGGGTGTAAAGGTCGATGCCGGCGGCGCGCAGCCATTGGATCGCCAGATCTTCGAGCGCATGACCGATCGCGAAGATGCGCAATGTCTGGCCGGGAAAATCCGCGCCGTCGTCCTTCGGGGCACCTGCGAACTCGAACTGCAGGGCTCGTTCGCAGGCGTGACCGACGCGCGAGCCACCGAGATAATCCCGGCGGGGACGTGTGGCGTTGTCTGCGGTCAGCGCCGTATCGATGTCGCCGTTGAGCAGTTCCGCGAAACTGCGCGTGTGATTGAAGTCGATCGTCAAAATGGCACCTCGGGGAATTGCTGCTTGTTGGCCGCGGCGATCTCGCGCATCGCGTCCTGAAAGCCGCCGATGGCGACTTCGATGAGGGTGAGGACCTGGGGCTCGGAGAGCTCGATCAGCCGGGTCTGCCAGCCGATCT